TCTGCTCGTTGGTGAGCAGGGCGAAATTAGTAAGCATCTTGTGCCTCCTTCAGGCAGGGGATGTGAAAGTCAAACCGTTGATTGCTCTCAGATCACGCTCTGGGCCAGCGCAGGTCGACTTTTTAGGAGGCCGGTCTCCGCAGAGCTGTCGGGTCTGCTGCCGAATGTTGCCGGAAGTATAGACGAAAAAATGGGAGGGCAGCAACTGCCCTCCCAAAATGTTGAGGTTGCACCGCCTGCAGACCTCAACCGCCTTCAACTCTGGATTGTCCCGCAGGTGTTGCGCCGCCGCAACCACAATCGCCACTCGTTGGGGCGAAGGGGCCCACGGGCGGGAGCTTGGAACGGTCGAGGAACGGACGTGGGTCGTGGATGGGGTTGTGCATCGGCGGCGCGTCAACCACGAACGTCTCGACGGGGGAGGCTTCCTTCACCTTCGCGCGGATGATCCCCCACTGGTCGCGCGAAGGAGGTTCGTTCGTCAGATCCACGAACCCCTTCAGGTAGTACATCAGGTCGTTTGAGTTCACTTTGCCTCCCCCTTGATGCGGCTGGTCATCGAACTGAGAAAGGACTGTTTTTCCGGCGGGGCGGCAAGGAGCGCGGACCCGAGGCCAATCTTGGCGGCGAGGTCCACCTTAGCGGCGTGGATATCGATCATGGCCTGATGGCGAGCGATATCGGCGGTGAACTGCGCGTGCCGGTTCATCTGCTCGACGGCGGCTGCGCGCTTAAGTTCGTTTTCACGATCGCGGACGATCTGGTCCTCAGCGCGCTCCAGCAGCTTCTTGGCCGCGAGGAAGCCGAGCGACTCATTCATCTTCTCCTTGATCGTCTCCCACTGCTCGGGCGTGGGGGCCTCACCCATAACGCCAGCAGCGCCGTTGAGCCAGAGGACGAATTCGGTCGGGGTGGTCATCAACGCTCTCCCATGCCTTTGTGCGAATCGAAGCCCTGAACTGCGGCGCGCTGCGTCGGAGGCTTGGGCGGGGGGTACTGGCAGACGTTGTTCCCGAACACGATGTACTCAGGGGCGTCGACGCCGGTGCCGATCTTGGCCACGATGCGGCCTTCGTTGTTGGTCCACATGGTCAGCTCCACGGGCTTCTCGGGGTCCACGCGGAAGTACGAGCGAAGGACCGATTCGAGATCGATCTCTTGTGTCATAGAAGGCTCCTTTCAATGAAAAGGGGCCCCGAAGGGCCCCCGACGGTCCGCTGATCTTATATCAGATGGTGTCGCCACGCAACTTGGCCTTGGTTTCCTCGTCCAGCTTGGCGAACTTGTCCTGCGACAGGCGCAGAACGTCCACGTCGCCGCCCTTGCCGCCACCAGCCTTGTCGGAGTCCAGACCGACATCCTTGGCGTTCGGAGGCTGCTTCTTGTTGGCGTCGGCGGCCTTCTTGCGGGCCTCGGCAGCGCGCTGGTCGGCCAGTTCCTTGGCCTTGTCGTCGTCACCGCCCTTGCCGGCAGCGGGTGGCGCGCCCAGCACGTATTTCACGGCCTTGGCCAGCGCGTCGGCACGCTTGTGGCCCGACTTCACAAAGGCGCTCAGGAGGGTGGCAACCTCGTCGGTCTTGTCCTCGTCGAAGTCCTCGTGCTCAGGGTTGAGCGCGGGGTACTTGGCCTCGTAGCCAGCCAGCTGAGCGTTGTAGCTCATCTCGTCGATCGCAGCCTTGCGGGCAGCTTCCGACTTGGTGTTGGTCTGGTACTCGGACAGCTCGTCGCGCAGCACCTCGACTTGGCGGCGAACCTTGCGGGCCTCGTCCTTCTTGCCATCGAGGATCAGGTCTTCGTACTTGTCCTGCAGCTTGTCGATCTCGTCGCGCATGTCCCGGACCGCTTTGGCCGTGGCCGAGGCGTGCTGGCCGCCCTTGAGCTTCTCGATCTCGTCCAGCAGTGCCTGTTCGCGCTGCTTGGCCTTGCCGAGGGCTTCGTCGAAGCGCGCCTTGGGGATGCGGATGCGCTTCTTCTTCTCTTCCTCGGCTTCGAGGCGCTCGCGCTCGGCCTTTTCTTCCTCGGTCTCCTCGCCTTCTTTGTCGGGGTCGGCTTTGCCCCCCTTGTCCTCGCCGTCGTCGGGGTCTAGCTTGTCGCCGCCCTTACCAGCGTCGTCCAGAGGCGACTTGAAGTCGTCGCCACGGTCCACGGCGGTGCCACCGCCTGCGGCGGCGCCGTCGTCACCGGCCGGAGCCCAGTAGCCACGAGAAATGAGTTGTCGGATTGCGAAAGGCATAGTCAAGCTCCTTGCTTGGGGGTTTTGGCCGGGGCACCCGGCGCTGGCGAAGTGGGAGACGCCTCTCCCGGGGGTTGTGCGTTGTGTACTGCCGCCACACGAGCGGCTTTGGCCTGCTCCTTGGCGACGGTGGCCTTGATGGCTGCTTCGGCGGTGGCCTGTTCACGCTTGAGGGCCATCTCCATCTGCAGCTGCTCGCGCTTGAGCTCGAACTCGCGGTTCATCTGCTCCTGCTTGAGCTGGAATTCCTGATCGAGCTTCTGCTGTTCCATGGCCATCTCGGCGTCCAGCTTCTGCTGTTCCATGGCCATCTCGTTCTGGCCGCTGTCCTGACCGATCGAGGCGATCTCCTTCTGGGCCTTGGCCTGCTTGAGCTGAGCGTCGGAGCCCTTCTGGGTGGCCTCGGCCTCCTTCGTGGCCACGTCGGCGGCCAACGCGCGCATCTGCAGCTCAGCCTGCTGCTTGGCCTCGGGAGTCTGACCGGCCTGCTCCATCTCCGCGATGATCTGGGCCTTCTCCTTGAGGCGGCTCGACTGCAGGATGTACTTGTCGGGGATCTGCACGCCGGCCTCGGTGCGCAGACGCACAGCTTGGTCGAACTGGGTGTCCTCGAACGTGTCGCGCTCAGGCTGGTTCGTCACCACGATGGCGTACTCGCCCAGCGTCAGGTCGTTCACGATGCGGCCCTCGGGCGTGGGCTGGTTCACCGTCATCTGCTCGGTCGTGTTCATCAGACGGTCGGTCGTGATGTACAGCAGGCGCTGCTCGGTGTAGTACTCCTGCACGAGGTCCAGCACGGTGCGCGCGAGGATGAAGTCCGAGCGGTTCATGTTGTCCATGACCTTGGCGAGGTTCGCCTGCCCGCTCTGCTTGTTCGTCTGCACGCTCTTGGCCGCCACGTCCTCGCGCGCGAAACCCTGCATGTAGTCCGACACACCCGAGATCGACTTGATGTGCTCCTCGGCCTTGTAGCTGATGCGGTCCAGACCTGTGGGGGTCTGGTTCGGGTTGATCTTCTCCGCGTTGGCGATCTCGTCCAGCTCCAGAACGAGGCCGGACTGCGCACCGCGCTGCTCCAGCTCGGCGGTGGACATGTTGGTCAGTGCGTTGCGCTTCACCTTCCAGCCGGAGTTGGCCGAGGTGTTCACCACGTGCAGCTCCTGCGAGCTGACCTTGTTCAGCAGCTCCTGCGGGCCGAGCAGGTTCTCCACGAGGCCGACGGTGCGGCCGCGACGGAAGTACGGGAAGTACGGCACCACGGTGAAGTGCTTGTACGGGCTCCAGTCGTCGTGCAACACCACGTTGTCGGCGATGACCGTCCAGCGGATGCGCTGGATCAGCTTCTTCGTGGTGGCCAGCTGGGGGTTGGCCTGCAGGTGCTGGGCGATGCGGTCGTCGTCCCAGTCGGTGGGAACAACGCGCGTGTCGCCGGTCTCCAGATCGACGAAGTGCAGCACCTTGTCGAGCTTCTTCCACTGGCGCTCGATGACGCGGATGTTGCGAACGTTGTTGTACTCCTGCTGGGTCACCGTGTTGAGCGGCCAGCCGATGGCGCGCGCCGAGCCGAAGCGGTCGCGGTTGATGTCGATGGAGTCGTAGCCGTAGGGGTAGTACGAGTCGGTGCGGCTGCGCAGGAGGTCCGCGTCGGCCTTGCCGTACAGCAGCTCGATCTGGTCGGGGCTCATCCACTTGGTGATGAGCACGTCGTTCCACTTGTCCGGGTCGTACTCGTCCGCGTCGGCGTCGATCAGCACGTTCTTGGGGTTCAGCTGCTCGATGCGCACCTCGCCGCGCAGCGAGTCGGTGAAGTCCAGCCGCACGTCGAAGAAGCCACGGGACGTCACGACGCCGTCCGTGAACACATCTGAGCGGGTCCAGCTGAGCTGGTTGTTGTCCGCGATCTGCATGAACACCTTGGTCAAGGCGTCGGCGACTTCGGACGTGGCCCCCTCGTTGCGAGGTTTGAAGGCGATGTCCGTGCGGTTGAAGATCTGCTCGCCCATCACATTGGAGATGGTCGAGATGATTTTGTTGATCGTCAGGGCGGGGCGGCGCTGGGCCTTGAGCAGAGCCAGATCGTTGGCGTCCCACTGCAGCCCGGCGAAGAAGTCCTCGCACTTGGCGGCCTTCTTCACGTAGTCGAGGTGGCCGTTGTCGCGGAGCCACGTGTAGCGGTTCCAGACCTGAGTGGCCAGCGCGGTGTTCACAGGCATGTTTTCTCCTAGGCCGACATGTGACTACCACTGCCAGCAAAACTGTCCATCAATTTATCCCGCCAGCTCTTGAGTGGCGGGGGTACATACGCTTGCGGTGGCTCCTTACCCATGCACAACTGCACCGCCCAAGCCAGCGCGTCGACAACGTCGTCGTGAACACCGGCTGGGAAGCGAAGCAGCTCCTGCTCAGCTTGGGCGCGCCATGCGGCTTCTTCGGGGAAGATCACACGCCCCTGCTGCATACGCCCCTGTAGCGGGCGCGCACGCGCCATTTTATCGGCCATCGGGCGCAGCACCTCGTACGGGATGTACTGGCGGCGCTCAACCATGCGTTTTTTGAACAGTGGCTCGATGGCGCGCCAGATCTGACCGTCCTCAGCACCGATCAGGTAGCCGGTGCCGGGCATGGACCCCCAGCGCGTGGCCACGTCGAGCATGGACTCGACGATCTGGAAGCTGTCGCCCTTCATGCGGTGGATGTCCAGCACGTACAGCTGGTCCAGTTCGTCCTGAAGAATCGTCGCCCCCACGGTCCAGTCGTTGGCCTGCTTCTCGCCAATGGCGAAGTCCCACGCGGTGTAGATGCGCAGCCCTGCGGGGCTGGGGAGCTGGCGCTGGTAGCGGAAGTACTCCTTCTTGAAGTACATACCCTCGTCAGGCACCGGGTTCTGCTGGTACAGGGCCGACCAGATGCGGGGCTGGAGGTTGGCGCGGATGCGCTTGAGCGCTTCGGTGGGGTACCGGTCCTCGTGGAGGCAGAAATCCTTGGGGCGCAGCAGCGTGAGGTGGCGGCTGTAGCCCAGCGGGGGGTTGGCGAGGTCGATCGGCTCGTCGGTCCGGAGGATTGGCCCCGGGTTGCTAGGGTCCACGTCGTCACGGTACTCGTAGTGGGTGCTCAGAGCCGGGTACTTGATGATCTCGAAGTTGTCGATGCCCTCCGGCGCGCCCTCCTTGCCGATGAGGGCCATCATCTGCTGCAGGCGGCCGGCCAGATCGTCGTCGTTCCACCACGTCTGGATGACCAGCACCCCGCCACCGGGGGCGAGACGCGTATACGCCGTTGACTGGTACCAATCCCACAGCTTCTCGCGCACTAGGGCCGAGTCGGCTTCCTCTTGGTCCTTGATGGGGTCGTCGACGATGAGGATGTGGGCGCCTTTGCCGGTGATACCACCTCCACGGCCAGCCGCCGTAAATCCGCCCCCTTGAGTGGTGTTCCACTTCTCGACGGACTGGGAGTCGGGGTCGAGCTGTGCGTCAGGAAAGATGGCTTGGTACTGTGGGTCACGGAACACCTCCCGAACTTTACGGCTGAAGCCCATCGGCAAATCGAGGTTGTACCCCACGTTGATCAGCTCGTGGTGAGGGTACTGGCCAAGGTGCCAAGCGGGGAAACGGATGGATGCCAGCTCCGATTTACCGTGCCGAGGGGGCATCAGCAGCATGAGGCGGGGGCTTTTGCCCTCGGCGACCTCGCGCGAGAAGCGTTCAAGGCGCCTACAGATGTCGTCATGCACCCAACCGGCCGAGTAGCGCGGGTGAGTGAGCTTCGTGAAGTGCAGAAGCCGACGGCGGGCCAGAATCCGGTCGGCCAGCAACTTCGCAGCGGCGGGATTAGGCTTCGGAGGGGCCATCTTCTATCACTTTCACTTCGCCTTCGAGCACAGTTGGATCGCCCTCAGACAATTTCAGCAATTCTTCATCGCTCAAGCCATTCAGACGCTGCAAAAGCACCTGACCCTGCACCGAAACCTCGATTTTGGCCTTCGTCGGCTCGTAAAAACCACACATTTTTCCCACTTCGCGCCACCCGGCGATCATCGTGAGTGGGTCAGCCTTGATTTTGGCCATCTCGATCGACTCCAAGAAGCCGTCAATCACCCGTTTTTTGGTCACACGACTCGCGGCTGCGTACTCAGCGCGACGTTCTGCGATGGCACGCTCGATTTTCGGGTGCTTCATCATCTCCATGGCGGATGTGCCGGGATGGGCGAAGCCAGCAGCGCGCGCCGCAGCGGTTTGCGTCATCTGGTGGTCCACAAAATTGACCACAAACCGCCGCTGCATCTCTGTAAGCGGAGCGTCGGGGTTCAGAACGCCGTTTTTGGCGCTCTCGCGGCGGCTCGGGAGGTTTTCCGGCGCCTGCGAGACGTTGGAGCGAGATTTTTTCACCATTTGATATCAATTGTAGCTGCTCAGAAAATTTTGCCGCAATTTTTTGGAAATCGGAATGAAATGCGAGGGGGCGGGGTGCTTCGGATCGTGTTCGCATTCTGGCGAAAAACGTACACATTGAGTGTGACGTGTCTATTTTTCTCGGAAATTTAGACACGAGGAGACTAGGTTTCACGTGAAACATGGGCTGGCGGCTCATGTCAGCGAGTGACACCCCTCTCCCCCCTTCGGGGAGAGAGCCCCCCGACTTCGGATTCGGTTTCCCAGCTCCCAAAAAGGAGTCTCTTAGCCCCCGGTACCGAGTACGAAGTTCAAAGATTCCAAATACCACGTGCTTCGCACGTATGCCCGTTGTTTGTGAGCAATCTCGCTCGCAACACACTCAACGGAGTTCAACATGTCCAAGATGACCAAAGCCCAGCTCGTAGACGAGAACATCGCCCTGCGCCACAACATCGACCTGCTGGAACAGCAGCTCGCATCGTTGCGCGCAGCACCTCAGCCCCAAGTACAACGCCCTGCGAACGAGGAGCAGATCGTGTCCACGTACACCAAGCGTGATGGCTCCCGCTGGAACAAGGTGCGCATCGGCCACAACCTGTTCGCACATCGCCCGGCGCAGGCCTTCCACGTCGTAGCTGGTAAGTACGACGGCAACGAGGAGAACTGCAAGTTCGCTGACGTGCGCTACACGCTCAAGGAAGCGGAAGCGCTGCTGCTGACGGTGCGCGACTACCCGTGGTCTCGCATCGAGGTCGCCTGAATACCGCGTGCTTCGCACGCGAGCCCGTTTCTTGTGAGCTTGACCAGTGCTCGGAACTGGTCGCAACTGTCAACTTTCCAACCAACTTAGGAGTTCAACATGTCCAACAAAGCTTTCGCACTCGCCGCTTTCAACACCGCCGTCGTCGTGACCAACGCTGCACACGCTACCAAGCGCGGTGTCGTCAAGGCCGCTGAATTCACAGCCGACCACGCTGTCGCTGGCGCCACTGCATCCAAGGAGGCTGGTGTCGCGTTCTGGGCTGGTATGAAGTACGCCCACAACTACAACAAGACCACCGGCTCGGCAGCCGAGCGCCTCACACCCGAGGACATCGCACCTCGCAAGTCGCGCGCAGTCCGCGTCGCCAAGTAACTCAGTACGGAGAACAACATGTCCGTGCTGATCCTCACGCTCTGCGCAATTCTCGGCACGGTGTTGCATCTCCGTGTCGTCCGTCCCATTTTCTTCAAGGAGTAATCATCATGTTCGCATCCATCATCACCTTCGCCAAGAACGCAGTCACCAAGTACAAGGCACAGCGTGTCAAGGACGTCGTCACTCAGTACATCGGCCTCGCTGATGCACAGGTCGTCGTGGCCGTGCCTGTCGCGCTCGAGTTCTACCGCAACTCGGCCCACGTGATCGTCGACAAGACGTTCGAGAACCCCGAGCCTGTGCTCAAGCTCATCGAGGCTTTGGACGCAGTGACCAAGCACTACGGCCCGGCACTCAAGACGGAGTTCAAAGAGTTCAGTGCTGAGCTCGATGAACGAGGTGCGTCGCCGGTCATCACCAAACGCATCGAGGCGTTGGTCGCTGCTGTTGAAGCAATGAACAACGACGCATCATGATCATCGAATCAGGCGTGATCATCTTCTTCGGAATGCTGTTGCTTGGAATTAAGTTGCCAAGACGCATTTCGTTGAAGTTGCTCGGGCACCCATTGGCCTTGGATCTCGGTGTCTCCGTGTTGGCGTACATAATGCACTACGGTACGTTCTCCGGGATCATGGCTGCGGCTGTTGCTGGCCTGATGTGCTCAGGCTTCACAAGCTGTGCGCGCTATGCGTTCGGCTACATCAAAGACAAACAATATCACAAAGGTCGCATCTGGCAGCTTCAGCTGAAGGAGGATGAGCTGAAATGATCCACGTCTATGGATTCGAAGCACACACGTTGGAGGCGCTGTGTCCACAGCGCGCTCCATCACCCGAGGACTTCCTCGCTGATCTAGAGCAGCAGCTCGAAGACGGTGACATCACCGAAGAGGAGGCTATTCAACTGATCAAGGACTTCACTGGGAGATCGCGATGATCCTTGGATACCAATTCATCAACGAGCGCGGATACCCAGTCGGTAATGCACAGCCGACCATGGAAGACGCTGAAGATGTAGCGAAGTTTGACGACATCGGTCGGTTCTACACGATCGAGCAAACCGCTGAAGGCCAGATCTTCATGCGGTACCGCTATTCGAAAGGAGTGGCGTAACAACGCCGGCAGCTGTAATGGCTGCCACCCCGTGAGCGTCGCGTGCGGCGCTGACGGGGTGTTCACCCAACCGCTTGTGAGTCGGTTCACTCACTGCAACCAACTAACTGGAGTTATCTCATGTCCAAGAACATTTTCGACGTCATCAACGATCTCGACAACGCGGCTCGCATTCCGGCCCTGCGCGCTGTCACCCACAGCGCAATGGCCAAGTGCATCGGCGCGATCCGCCAGCACCTGCGTGAGCAGGAGCGCACGGAGCGTGACGAAGAGTCGCAGACGAGCGCTCTCGACCAACGCAACGACCACGACGAGAACGAGCGCAGCGTGGAGGAGCTGTCCCGCGCGATGGGGTTCGGGGAGAACATCCCCGCCATCAAGCAGGCCAGCATCCTGCACGCCGTCTACGACTGGGCGAACGGTGAGCTGCAAACGCTCATCACGTCCCAGTGGGACGCACCGCTCTCGCTCGACGGCATGCTGAAGTTCATGACCGAGAAGGCGCAACCGCTCGACAACGCGCTCGTCAAGGCGCTGGCTGATGCGGCACGCACCGACGAGGGCACGATCCGCAAGCTGCACGAGCTGCAAGAGATGCGCGACCGTGAGAAGCTGAAGGAGCTGCTGCCCACGATCGTCCTGACGTTCAACGGCTTCGGCGAGAACGGCTACGAGGACAGCGCGTTGGATCTGCCGACCATCGCCCAGCATCAGATGGGCGTGAAGCTAGTGGAGTCGCTCAACAAGGCACGCGACAACGTCCTGATGCGCGTGATGCGCAGCCGCCGACTGGTCGACCTCGCCAGCATCCCGCTGATCGAGGAGGGCGTGAAGGCAATGACCGACTGGGTCAACGAGTTCGAGAAGCTGCACCGCGACGAGATCGGTGAGGCGATCGAACGCGGCGTCAACGTCCGCACTCTGGACGACCTGCGCGCGTAAGCGACACGGCCAGCTGGGATCACTCCCGGCTGGCCGTTTTTCTTTTGGCGTCCTGTACCTTCATGGGCCCTGCAATGAAAAACCAATTCCCATGTGATTACACGAAATGGCGCAATGCCGAAGATCGTGCCAGCATGCATAGGCAATTGCTGGAGCTTGAACAACAAGCACACGAAGCAACAAAGCGCAAACTCAACGCGCTGCTCCAACAAGCGCAACAGCTGGGTATTGCTTTGCCACCTCTGCCATGTGATGAGTCATCGCACGGCGGGCAAGCTCAGCCACGCTGATGCCCTGCGCCTTCGCCACTGCATGGGCATCGTCCAGCATGGGCTTGGGCAGCGACAACAACAGACGAGTCGACGCCTTCGCGGACTCGTACTTCAAGAACCAACCATCACCGGACTGACGAGGCATTGCGCTCTCCACACATTCAACTAACAGGATGATATCACACGCCTCTAACAGCACGTCTTGCACGATCAGAACGCAACCTGCGTTCTTACGATTTCTGCGAACCTACCGACTAACCTCTATAGACCCTGTCTCTATGTACCCTAACTACTAGTTCTATTCATTTCTTTTCTAAAAAGATCGTAATTTCGTAAGAAAAAAGAAAAATATATAGAGAAATCAAGTACTTAGAGCATTACACCTTGCATTACGCCTCCAGACGCTCCTGACGAAGCAACCTAGTTCTTGGCACTTGTCAGCCAAGAACTCCGTGTATTATAATAAACATATCCCTTTAATACACGGAGTGTTCAGCTCATGGATCTCGACAAACAGGCCCTCATCGCCAAGTTCAACGCCCTCAGCGTCTCGCCCACAGAGTTCGCTGATGCGCACCAACTCCCTCGCACAGTTGTCCACAAGATGCTCAGCTTGAAGCATCCCAGCAACCCAACGATAAAAACCATCGGTCGCTTCGCTGAAGCTCTCGGTTGTGACCCTTTTGAGCTGCTGCGCAAATGAAAGCCCGCCAATTCAAATTCAACGGGCTGATGGTCAAGATGCTGCGTCGCCAGATGGGCATCGGCTATCGTGAGTTCGCCAAACGCATTGGAATGGAGCCGCGTCACATCCTGCTGATCGAAGCAGGTACGATCCGTGACCCTCGCCTCTCAACCATGTGTGCCATCGCACAAGGACTGAGCATTCCTGTCGAGCAACTGATCTTCGAGGTACCACAAAAATGAGTTTCGACGTTTTCTTCCTCGCGGCTGATAAGCCAATCGTCAAGCGCTACGAAGTCGACCCCACCACAGGCGAAATCATCAAGCACCCCTATCCCTTTGTTTACGAAGTTACCTCGTACCAAGAAACCTGCACCAATCTCCACGACCTCTTCCGGTACATCCACAAGTACGCCAAGCAGGGTGACTGCATGGTCAAGGGCAAGCTGGGCCGTCAGCTTGTCACCGAGTCTCGTAAGGGCACGACCAACCCCGAAGAGCTGACTGAATGGATCTGTCTCGACCTTGATGGCATTGAAGGCTATCAGTCCGTAGACCACTTCCTGTCTGATATCGGTTGTGCAGAGACTGATTACATCCTTCAGTGGTCGTCATCCATGGGCATCGAGAACAAAGCCGGCTTCCGCTGCCATATCTTCATGCAGCTGGACAAAGCTGCACGTCCCCAGCAGCTGAAGAACTGGCTCCAAGACCTGAACCTCAGCCGCCCCACTCTGTCTGGCCAGCTCCAATTGACCAAGACCGGAAACTCGTTGCGCTGGCCCCTCGACATCACGACGTGCCAGAACGACAAGCTGCTGTACATCGCCCCGCCCGACCTCGGCAAGGGCATCACCGACCCATTCCCTGAAAAGGGCTCGCGCAGCAAACCCGCTGCGCCACGCATCACGTTTGAACAGCGCGTGCACAAGAAGCTCACGCTGCCAAGCAACCTGATTCTTCAGGAAGCGCTGCGTGACCGCACGCACGCCAAGGTCTCCGAACTGCGTGTGGCTGCAGGTCTGCCCAAGATGAAGACGGTGAAATACAAGTTCGATGGCACCGTCGAGTACATGGCCAACCCGGGCCAAGCCACGATCACCGACATGAAGGAGGAGCGTGGCTTTGTGTACTTCAACCTGAATGGCGGTGATTCATGGGCCTACTACCACCCAGTGGAGAGCCCCGAGTTCATCTACAACTTCAAGGGCGAGCCCACATACAAGACCTCGGAACTGCTCCCGCAGTACTGGGCTAAGTTGACCCAACAAGCTGCGTCCGGTGCTCCTGACGCCAAGGGCAACATCTACCTCGCCTTCCGCGAGTTCACCTCTGGTGTGTACTGGAACGGCATCTACAACACCGTGAATGACAAGCTGGAGCTGTACCCCGCTAAAAGCGAGACGCAGCTGCGCCACTTCATGAAGAACAACAAGATGCCTCTCGGCGAGTCCATCCCCGACTGGAAGCGTGTATTCGAACCCAACAACCCGAACGTCATTGACCGTCAAGCTCAGACGGTCAACATCTACAACCCGAGCGATTTCTTCAAGGACCTCCAGCCTGCGCCTGTCGCCTCCCCGCCGCCGGTGATCAACAAGATCATCGACCACGTGCTGGGCAACGACATGGCCACGCTCGACCACTTCTACAACTGGTTGGCCGTGATCGTGCAGCACAAGACACGTGCTGGTACCGCATGGGTGCTGCAAGGCACACAAGGCACGGGCAAGGGCTTGCTGATGCACAACATCCTCACTCCGCTCTTCGGCTACGAGAACGTGGCCGCCAAGCGGATGGAGGAGCTAGAGTCGCAGTTCACTGAGTTCATGGAGAACAAGTTCATCGTCTTCATCGACGAGATTGAGGCCGGCAAGTCCCTGTACCACGCCAAGGTCACCGCCAAGCTGAAGAACCTGATCGTGGAGCCCATGATCAGCATCCGGAACATGTACCGCCCCGCGTACCTCGCTCCGAACTTCGCTTCGATGATCTTCGCGTCGAACAAACCGTCCTCTGTGGAGGTGGCACCTGACGACCGCCGGTTCAACGTAGGCGTGTATCAAGAGAACAAGCTGCAAATCACCGGGCCGGAGATCGACCAGATCGACCACGAGCTTGGTGAGTTCTACGCCTACCTGATGCACTACCCGGCTGACCCCGATCGTGCGCGCACGCCTCTGATCTCTCAGTCGCGTAGCACTCTGATCGATATCAGCCGTACTGCGATCGACACCATCAGCGATGCCTTGCTCAAGGGTGATCTCCAGACTCTCTGGGACCACCTGCCAAGCCAGAAGTCACTGACCCCCGGCAACGCACTGATCCAGACCAAGTCACAGGGCTACCGTGATCTGATCGTGGACGTGGTCAGCAACATCGGCAACCACGACAAGCTGACGCGCGACGAGCTGTACACGATCTTCGAGTACACCGTGGGCAACATGCCGACCAGCCCCAACAAGCTGACCAGCACGTTGAAGCACCACCGCCTGCACCTCAAGCCGGTCTGGAAGTACAACCGCTCGGTGCGCGGCATCGAGGTGAACTGGAAGGTAGACCCGACATGGCTGGCACAGGCACAACAAGAAATCGCGTCTGGGGCAGTGTGACAACTGAGCGCGACAAGGCCTTCATGGCCACTGTCGCTCTCTATCCGCATGGGCAGATTTGGTTCTACGCCCATGACATCGGAGCATGGTGTGCTGAAGCTGTGGCGTTCTTGGGGACGGAGGCGGTGTACACCTGCACCGCATCACCCGAGGACCCACCCACATGGACACCACCGACCAGCCACTCCCACACCTTGTGCTCCGTGCTGCCAAGAAGCTGAACCCCAAGCTTCAGTGCTGGCGGTGGAATGACGGCTTCATGGCCAACTTCACGTATGAACCCGGCTGCTGGGTCCCCGTGGGCACCCCCAAGTGGCTGCCGCACTGCATCTACGCAGTGACCTCGAACAAGAAGGAGAAGCCATCATGGGCACCCAGTCGACAGCAGCTGAAGGACGCTTCGAGCTTGAAGAAAAGTACCGACGCTGGAAAGAAACCTACCTGCCCGCCGGAGATGCCACCGCCACGTACCCGCTGGATCAACAGCTCCAAGCACTCGGTGACGAGCGCCTGAAAGCAGCACACGAGGCGGCCATGGCCGGTCTCACCGCCGAGAAGCTCTTGGCTCACATCAAGCCGATCGGCAATTTCCACTACGCAGCCGGACTGACCACCGGCCTGCTGTTCAAACGGGGCATTTATGAGCCGGAACTCTCGTCGAAACAAACGCCGTTGGGGTAGCCAATGGCCAAAGACTCAACCCGACATGACTACAGGCGCTGGGCTTCCCGGCGCTCCACTGAAGCTCTCGCCGCCCTTGTTGCTGAACACGCTGGACGATGTGCTCAAGCACGTCTCTCTGGTCGCCCGTACAGCAGTGGCAGTGCCGTCCTCGATCGAAAGATCTCAGCTGCGGCCGCCGAGCTTGATCACCGACGCGCCTCTGAAGCTCTGGCTGAAGCAGCTCGACTCAGAAACCTTGGAGGTCCTGTACAACAAGTCCGTCGTGGCATGTACCAAGGCAAAGCTTCTGGGGCAACGCAATGAGACCGCATATCGTGCTAACCGAATCAGGGAGGCTGCACACCGTGAGCTTGAGTACCGGAGAACGCAATCGACGCATGCACAAAGTACTGCGCTGGGCGCGCAAGCGGACCAACCAAGAGCTAAGCGACTACATCGCTCGGTTCCCAAAAGCCGCCGGCAAACTCGCAGCCAACCTGCTGAAAGGTGAATATGGCGTCCCGCAAACCAACAACCTCAAACTCGACGCCGCTGCCCACATCCTCAAACGCCGCCAGCAAGGTCGAGAAACGTACTCCCCCAGTGGGGAGGGTAGCGTCTGACCGAACACTCAGCTGGGTAACGGCCGACACCAAACCAGTTCCTGTTAACACAATGTCAAATGCTCACCTCCTTAATTCGATCAACTTGCTGCGTCGAATAATCATGGAAACAAAACTGGTAACCGGCCAAACCAGCCTCGGTTTGCTGTCTCTGCGCTACCTAGAGGATGAAGCGAACGATCGTGGACTCAATCATGAAACCTCAGAACCCTTCTAGCCTGCCCAAAGGCCGCAAGCCGCAAGGCTTCAGCAACCCGCAGCTTGTCGCTATGCGTCGGGACTACTTCCGCCGCTTGGCCAAAGCACGTCTCCTCAACACGCCCGATGCACCAGCCATCGAGGCGTATCTCAAGCGCCTCGACGAAGAGCTGGGTCGTCGCAAGATCACCATCCAAAACCCGGAGCTGCAATGACCAACGTAACCGCCCTCCCCACCACCTTCGCTGACCACCCCAAAGCCCGTGAAGCCAAAGACCGCAGCGCTCGTCGTCGGCACGAACGCGAGCTGATCAAGAACGCTGTGGCGACCAACGGCATTCACTTCCATGTGTCGGGCCGCTACACGTTCTGCTACCGCGTCGACAAGCGCAACATCATCGAGATCTCTTCGGCGATTTGCCACCCCGACGACAAGCACGACCAGCACATGGGCCGCATGGTGGCTTTGAGCCGCTTCGCAGCAGCGAACCGCATGCACATGCGCGTGCCTCCCGGCATGCCCAGTGTGCGTCGTTTCCTCGACATTACCTTCAACACCACCGGTGCCTAACATCATGAACAGCAAGAAACACGAGATCCCCCAGAGAAAAATCGGCACTGCCCTGCGTGACTTCTTTGGTCATGTGACGAGCCACGACGAGGAAGGCGTCCACGCTGCACTGTGCATGGTCGCCAACGCAGCCTCGACTGAGGCTGACGACGACCCTACGGTGGGCATGCACATCTGCAACTTCGGCGCCGGTAACCCCGACGTTCTGGCGCAAATGATGGTCATGGCTATCGACACCATGATCGAAGAAGTCCCCGGCTTTACCGAAGCGTGGGAAAACGCCCTCCGCGCCAAGCGCCTGCAAACCATGATCAATCAAGTACTGGACGTGGTGAAGGAGACCAAGGGCATGGAAGCTGCCAAACCCGCAGTCGACGCGCTCATCGAGAAACTCAAGGGCAACCCCGGCGCTGTGCCGGGACCCGACACCAAGCAGTGAGGCCAATATGCCTGACTTCGAACGCCCCCTCCGCAAACTGAACGAGCACTTGCATCCCGAGCAGAAGCTCTACCACAAAGGGTTGGATCGGGGACGTTGGGAGTGTGTGGCTATCGTCCTTGTGCTCGCCCTCTTGTACGTACTGGAAAAATCATGACCGAACGCTCCGAAATACACGCGATCGAGGCCGGCGATGACGCCGCCTTCGTCGCGCGTGCCAGCCAAGCCCTCAACGAGGTCAAGGCTGTGCTCCCCGAGAACCTGCACTGCCTGCTGTTGTGCGCCGTCACCAAAGACAACGAGGTGAAGGTCGGCATCCTCGGCTCGGACATGGACATCGCCAAGATGCTCATGACCGTGACGACCGTGGCACGCAACGGCGTTGTGCAGGCCAACTCTCCTTCCAACCCTACCAACGAGGTACCACAGTAATGGCAGCTCAACTGCGTCTCTACCAAATCACGGACACCGCCGCCAGCGGCAAGGACCGTGCCGTCCCCGGAGCCTACTTCAGCGACAAGAAGCTGGCGAAAGCCAAGCGTCAGGAGCTGAACGGCGATGAAGGCGATGGCCGCAATTTGCGCTACATCGTCAGCCCCGGGCCTGACCACCGCAACTACAAGGGCTAACCATGTCGCAGTCCAAGCCCGTCATCCCGCGCTTCACCATCATGTTCTGGACCGTTCACTCGTCTCTGCCCAACACCCAGACGGCGAGCACCGAGAACGAACTGGCTCAGCAACTGAAAGAGCTGCGAGAAGATGGTGATGTGACCGCGATCGCCACCTACTCGTTCTTCAACGCGCAACAGCGCACTGTCCGTTTCCAACCCCTGTCCTCAACCTAACGCGCAAAGAAGCGCACGGAGTCCATGAAATGCGTCCTTCCCAAGTGACCCAAGCCCTCGAATACCTGATCAAGGCCAAGCAGCCCGTCATGCTGCACGGCTCGCCCGGCGTGGGCAAGTCGCAGGTGGTCAAGCAGGTGGCCGACAAGCTCGGCATCGAGA